GGCTTCGTGCCTCAGAACTTTTTTCGCCGGGGGGCCTCTTCTCATTCTCAATTAAAATTATATTTTCTCAATTATGGGAACGGTTGCCAAAGCCGCCGTCCTCTCGTGCGGTCTTACGATTGTGGCATACATGATTCATAGCTTGCCAGTTCTTCGTATCCCAGAACAGTTTCTGACTCCCTCTATGCGGAATAATGTGGTCTACCACGTCCGCAGGTAACGGCTGTCCTGATGCCTTGCACCGCTCACACTCACACGTTGGGTGTTCAGTTAGAAAGACAAGTCGGGCTTTCGCCCATTTCGACCCGTACCCTCGTTTAGCGGCGCTCTCTCTTCGGTCGTCATACGAAGTCTTACGATGCTTCTCGCAGTACCGTTCTCTCGTAAGCTCCTGACAACCGGGATAGAAACACACGTGCATACTCTTACGGGGCATCGGATCACCTCCGTGAGCCATAACGAGATGTGTTCATGACGTCTTTGGCTGCCACATAGCACTTGCATTTGCCCGTCCCACCGATTCGGATTGCGTTAGCAGAGCATATACCTTTGTTATTGTTGAGGCAGGACTTACAGCAGCAATGTACTTGTGTCTTGTGTTCGGTCATGGACAACCTCATCATGGCTCAAATAAAAGTGGTGGCATCTTGGAGGTAGATGCCACCGACCTGTAAAATAAAACTACATTAGAATAATAATAGTGCTTTACGCACTTTTCACACATACATCATACCATGTCAAGCATTAGACATTTAATCAACCCTCCTCAAAAATTTTTTGAAAGTTTTTCAGAGCCCGATAAAACAGCTGCCACGTGCCTTGCCATGTGATGTTCATCTTTACGGCTATGACCTCCCACTTCTCGTTATAGATGAATCGTCTTGTCAGGACCTCCTGCTGCTTAATACTCTCGAGTTTACGAATGCGGGCATTTGCTCTCTCCCGCTCGGCAATCAATTCATCCCACTCTTCGCTCGCCTCTCGAATAAGTTCGTCGAGTCTTGCTATCTTATCAGAGATATCTACAGGACTACCGCCGCTGATGCGGTCCTTCGTGTAGTCCAGGGCTCGTATGCAGCAGATATCTCGTTGAAGCTGTGATATCCGTGAGTCTTTCATCCGCAGCCTGATATCAAGACTGCGGACGTATTCAAGATACTCCTTCGCATTCATGCTGTACCTCCATAATGTGTCGACCAATCTCTTCCACAACATTTACCGTAACAGCATTGCCGGCTTGCTTGTAAAGTTGTGTCTCGGAATTAACAGCCGCCGCTCTATCGAACTGTTCATCTGTAAATCCTTGCAGTCTGAAGCACTCTCTCGGAGTCAGTTTTCTGATTTTGATGTGGTCATCAGCAATTAATACACCATGTCTATCTTGACTAGTCAGTGTAAATGAGGGCTCTCCTTCATTCTTTATTCTTCTGCCATTTTGTCGCTTTTCTAATCGGTCCGGTGTGAGAACAGGCATTACTTTAACACGATTATCAATAAGCACGCCGCTACATTCCGCCGGCCGATTCGGCTGTCCTTTGTTGTATCTCGCCAACAGGGCCCGGGCCGTATCAGTCGTTTGTACGTTGCCCTTCTTGTTGATGTCTATGAAGGTGTATAGTCCTGTCTTCGCTCCGCAGCCACCGCCCTGGCTAGAGAGTGTGCAAGAGATTTTATTGCCGTCATACACGCGCTCACCCTGACTGCCGCCTATAACCTGTCCAAGAGTTGCCGTACTTTCTCTTCTGACAGGTAGTAGCGGTCGTCCGTGTGAGTCTCCAAAACGTCCAACAATGTAGACACGCTCCCGATTTTGAGGGACTCCGTAATCTTTTGAGTTGTAAACTTTCCATTCTGCATCGTACCCTCTTTTGTCCATTTCAGAGAGAACTTCGAGGAATCCTCGCCCCCCCCCTCAATCGACAATAAATTTTTAACGTTCTCGCATATAAGCCACTTGGGTCGATTTTCTTCCGCTTCGTCAAGAAGTCGCATAACCTCATAAAATAAGCCAGACCTTGTTCCTCGCTTGATTCCTTTTTGTTTTCCGGCGATGCTAACATCTTGGCAGGGAAAGCCGAACGTCCACAAGTCGGCTTTCGGCGAGTCCCAACCTCGCACTTTTCTGATATCATCTGCAAACCACAACCTTTCCGTATCGTATATTGCTCTGTATGACTTTTGAGCAAATTTATCGAACTCGCACCAACCGATGCATTTCATGCCCGCATTCTCTAGTCCAGAATGAAAGCCGCCAACGCCGGCGAAAAAATCTATAAACTTCATACCGCACCCCCCTATATTCCTCACTAGCCTTCTGCACAACCTACAATATCGTAAGCTATATCAAGCCGAATTATACCTTCTTGTAAGTATTCTTTTGCCGCTTCCAGTTCACTATCATCAAAACCACAATCCTCAAGTTCGTCCATCGCTACTCTTATTATTCCCTTGGCTACCGTAATACCATAGATTACGCCGTTTATGGCTTCTTTATTCATCATCTTGTTCTCCTTTTCGCATGTTTTCCATTTCTTCTTTTAAGTGACTAATAGAATACCTAACCGGGTGGGTCATTAAATAATAACTGTTGCGATATTCGGGGTGTTTATTTTCCCACGTAAGATAGACTTCGGTAAGCATATTATCAAGCTCTTTTATATGTTCGTTTTTGACATTTGCAAGATATTCGGCATCATCGTATCCGTTATCAACAGCTCGTTGTACCAAATCCCCCAAAACCAAATCTGCGTCTATTCGAGGAGCAAAGTATTCCGGTTGCCCTACGTATAGGTGAGTGAATTTAAGCCCGTAATAGTCGTACATCTTTATAGCGTCGAGAAAGGCTTCTTTCTCGGAATCATAGGGACCATAAGCGGTTTCTTCCGGAATATTGTACTTATTGCCGTTTGGCTCCATTTCGTTACTAAAACTAAATACGTACTCTTTCATCTAAACCTTCCCCTTTCAGCTTAATCAGCATATCGATGTACTGCTTCGCCTTCCTTAAGTCCTTAAGTGGCGTACCCTTCTTTGGGTATCGATAGAGATACTTCACGACAGCCCCGAGATAGTACGCTTCCTTGCCATCTGCTCCTTGGGTAAGCTCTCCTATAATCTCTTCGCACTCCTTACCGCGCCAGGTGTAATGGTTCGGGCTCTTAATATCGTCAGCCTCAATCTGTCCGTTTATAGGGCTTCTTGTTATGTTCGTCATTATTTAACGCCTCTTTCCTGGAAACGGGCAATTAAAACTACGGGAAGTTCTTCACCAGCTACATACACCCGCACAACCCGATTATCATAGACATCGATATACTTAACCGACGACGGTACGTATGACCACATCGCTTTGGCCACAAATACTGCACTGCCTTCCGTGCCGTGTGCAATCTTCTTTACGACAGTGTTGCGATTAACGGTCTTCGTCTCGCCGGTGTCAAAGGCCATCTCAGCTTTATCGCCGGTAATCAAATCCAGCATGCCTTTACGGATACGAACGTCTTCACGAGACGGCTGAAACGGTTGCGGGCAACCAAGCGGCACCCGTATTAACACATGAGGCGTTGCCGCCACATATCCGATATCCGGAAACTCTTGATTATAGAACTTCAAGCCCTCATCGGCTTGTGCCGATTCCCATAACTTGAACGCCCCTTGCACCAATTTCTTTTGTACTTTATCCATGATTCTGTGCCCCTTTCACTTTATCAATTCTCGCTTTTAAGCTCTGAAGTACATACTCTTGTGCATCGGCTTTACGATTCAGCGCTTCCATCATATCTTCATCTCGGGTTCCGATGCTGATGAGATGATGAATAATGACTTTCTCTTTTTGTCCTTGACGGTGCAGTCTCTTATTGGCCTGTTGGTATAACTCCAAGCTCCAGTTAAGCCCAAACCATATAACATGATTCCCGCCGTCTTGTAAGTTTAACCCGTAAGCGGTTGACGCGGGGTGTGCTAGTAAAATATCAATCTTTCCCTCGTTCCATTCTCGCTCTTCTGTCGCCCCTTTAAGCTCCTTTACCACCAATCTTGATTTAGCAAGGCTCTTTTTCAACCGCTCAAGGTCATGCTTGAAGTTATAAAACACCAGCGCCGGCTTACCGCCTAACTGTTCGACCAGCTCCTTAAACGCTTCAATCTTACAATCATGTATCTCATGTACGTTGCGAAGCTCATCGTATACCGCACCGTTTGCCAACTGCTGTAATTTCGTTGATAGGGCCGCCGCCGATGCCGCCGTAATATCTTCTTCATCATCTACAAGCTCAAGGACCATCTCCCGTTCCATCGTGTCGTATTCTCTCTTCGCCCTGGCGTCAAGTTGTACCGGCACGATGTCGCTAATAACAGGCGGCAGAGTCAGATAATCCTCTGACTTCATTGATACGCATATCGGAGATATAGCCTTCATGATGTCTTCCTCGGCGTGTTCCCTCGGCTTATAGCTGTAGATGACCGTGTGCGACCGCTGGTCCGGCTCGAAGTAGTGATCCCGAAAGCTCGTATAGGTTCTTCCAAGGGTCTCACCTTTATCTATGAGGTACACCTGAGCCCACAGGTCGATAAGCCCCTTCGGTGTCGGTGTACCGGTAAGAAGCACCGTGCGGTCGATGCGGTCATACATTCTGGCCAAGGCCTTGAACCGCTTCGCCTGATGATTCTTGAAGCTACTCGACTCATCGACGACGACCATATCGAACGGCCAGGCGTTCTTATAATAGTCGGTCAGCCATACGACGTTGTCTCGATTGATGATGTATACGTCGGCATCCGTCTGTAAGGCTGGCGTTCGTTCCTTAAGCGTTCCGAGGATGGTCGAGATTCGAAGAAGACCAAGGCCGCTCCACTTCGCCGCTTCCCGCTGCCATGTTGCTTCAGCAACCTTCTTCGGGGCGATGATAAGGACCTTCTTCACGGCGAATCGGTTATACTTTAGCTCGTATATCGCCTGTAGGGTGATGATGGTTTTCCCAAGGCCCATATCGAGAAAGAGCCCTATCTTCGGCTGCTTGATAACCCTATCAATGCAATAGGCTTGATACGGATGCGGCTTAAAGTCCATAGTTAGCCGCTCCGTGCCGTAAATACTCCTTAACAGCCGCCGCTCCGTACAGAACACGGACCTCGCACCGTCGCGCCTCGAGGGCTCGTATCTGTAGCTTCTGTACCTTGGACAGCACTCCCGCTTCGGTCTTTAACTCGACAAAGTCAATCTTGCCGTTCGGCCACACAACAATCCGATCCGGTACACCGACATTGCCGGGGGATACGAACTTATACGCCTTACCGCCAAGATTCTTCACCCCGTCGACTAATTTCTTCTCAATGGTTTTTTCCCACATGTTTTTCCTCCCGAAATTTTCTTGTGTACATTCTTCCTCGCGCGCGTATATGAGGGTCCAAACAAAGGCTGTATAGGAGCGTATATATCCTTTAATTTTCTTTACAGCCTTACTTTTACCCTTTTTTATAAATAATGTTCACATTGTTCACAAATACTTATGGATATAGATAAGCACTAGGTTTTTCCGTGAACATTCTCTGTGAACATTCTTTTAATTTGTGAACATTCAGAATGTTCACAAAAACGGGTAGAATGTTCACAAAATTTTGAGAATGTTCACGCTATAATTGAGAATGTTCACACATATTTTCCAATTTTTCCAAGTTCATCTGGAAGCCTCTTTGCGTTCCATATTCCCCGCAGCGCATTCGTTGATTCCCGCCTTGTGTGTACGGTGAGTCTAGGAGGATCTGGTTTATCTCTCTAGCCTCATTCTTCTTCATTCGGGCCGGGTCCTGTCCGAAGCACTCATACCACACCTCTACGGCACACACACGATCACGATATTCAAGGACCTCGCTTGGCGTGTGGCCGCCCATGGTTAAGTACGTACGTCTAGCTGAACGACTCATCGTGTTCCAGTTCTTCGGCACCTTTTGAAGAAGGAATTCGTTGATAATCCCCGCCTTCGTATTTGACTCCATATGCGTTTCTCGCGCGGCCTCGGCTAATCTCAGTACATCTTCATTATCTTCGATTATTAGCGACTCACCGCCTCGGTGCCGCACGACCGCCTCGGCCCAAATCTGGTCCACTTCCCCAGGAAGATTGCTATGTACGGACTTCGTAGGTTTTTGCGATTCTAAATCAATCGGCCAGAAGCGGCGGTTTCCTGTAATATCTTTCAGAAATTCATACTGATTTGTGCTGCCAAAGAACACGCACCGCCTCGGATATTCCTGAGTCCGTCTGCCGTACGCCTGGCGAAATACGTCCACCTGACGCGATAGAAACTGCTTTGATGCGCTCTCTTCAGCTTTAGTGTATCCCGCCATTTCACCGGCTTCGATGATCCACTTCCCCTGGATGTTCTCAGCCGCTTCTTTGCCCTCAAACGTACTTAGGCCGTCGGCGTACCACTTCTTCCCCAAGGTACGGATTAGGGTACTCTTACCTGCCCCTTGACGTCCGATAAGAATCGGCATGGTGTCATATTTACATCCGGGTTCATAGGCCCGTGCTACGGCTGCCGTAAAGGACTTTCGAGCGACGGCTCGAGTATAGACGTTGTCCTCGGCTCCAAGATAGTCGATGAAGAGCGTATCGAGGCGAGCGACTCCGTCCCATGTAAGGCTGTTCAGATAATCCAGGACCTCATTAAAGCCGTTTTGTTCAGCGCACATGATCATGGCGTCTTGTACCTTATCTCGACCGGTCACGTCGTACTTGTTCTCTAAGTACCACCGAAGGCCCGCGTCATCGGCATCCGTCCAAAGTCTCGTACCGGGTGTCATGTTCCACGGCAGGGCCCCCTTGGCTACATACCGACTGCCGAAGCGGTCGTAAGCGATACGACCGGAAAGAGCTTGGTCGTGCACGAGGATTTTCAGCATATTATCAAGCGTCGGTTTGACTCGTCCGTTGTCGTCGTACCGTAACGTTGATGTCTTCATCCACTCAACGTCGGTCAGGGCGTTCGGATTAAGGTCCGTAAGCTCTTGCTTGCCTTTTTCTTCTTGGCTAATAAGGTCAGCGAAGACGTTCTGCGCCGACTCCTGGGCTCTAGCTGCGTTAAACTCAGCCACAACGGCCTTGTCCTGCACGGCAAGCTTACTCATAGCCGTATACGACGGCAGCTTATGAACGGGTGTGCCGTCTTTGGCTGTCTCGTCTAGGTCGTGGAACTTATGAAGGCGCACTAGGTCAAAAGCGTTCACGAGCTGACCGCCGCACGGGTCCGTGTTATGGTGACTGTATAAGAACTGGTCGTCATCGTAGATAACCGCCCCGGCTACCGTCGAGCCTGTAGCAAAGGTCAGTCGATCCGCGGAGCCTTCAACTGTCGTATACGCATGCGGTAGATACTCGTCGAGGGCCTCCCGTATGCCGTAGACCCGGCAGAAGGCTCCGACGATGCCGTGCTTCGTCTTAGGGTCCCCCTGCTTAGCTAAGAGCTGCCGTTCACGCTGTGACGCCTCGTGTCCCGGCACCTGCGGCCAGGACCGTACATCGTGCCAATCATCGTATAGCCCCAGCATGCCGTCTGCTGAAAGGAAGCGTTTATCGCCGACGTGGTAGACGTACTGTGCGTCTTTCGGGCAACTCGGCCAGTACATGAGCCTGGACGCCTCGAACGTGGTGCCGTCGCACATGTCGATGCCGATGAGAGACGCCAGTTTACGAGCTATCGGTTCGTATTCGTCAACGGTCATCGTTCGATCCGTCGGTACGACCACCCGTAGCCTCGGACGGTGCTCCGTGTGGGACCTCGTCGAGTAAATGACGTATGCCATACCGAGACTATCAACCGTACGCACGACGTTGTCCGTGTCGCCCGGGCTAATCGAGTCTAGGTCAAGCGTAATGAGGTCGCGGCCGGTGACGTTAATCGCCTTACGTTGAAGCCCCTTAAGGGTACCGCCGACGAAGCCGCCGATGTCTTTGAGTCTGCCCTTGTCGGCCTTCTTCATCTTGTGATACTCTTCGACTGTCTCCTTGGTCCGTACGGGGGTCTTTAGGCGGTCGCACAGTTCAGACCAGAGCATCGTCGTTTGCGTCCACTGCTTAGACCACCGGCTCGCGCCTATGCTGATTGATATTTTTTTGTCGTTATTCATATCCATCAGTCCTTCATGTAGTAGTCATTGGTAAAGCCTGCGGCCGTAAGCACTAAGCCATCAGCCCAAGGTATCGGAAGTGCGAACGTCTTCTCGACAATATCCAGATACTCGTCCGCCTCGTCCTTCGGCACCTCGATAACCGCTTCGTCATGGATGTGCATAATAGCCGGAAGGCCGTTGCCTGATAACCGTGTCAGTGTAAGAGCTAAGCAGTCACGAGCGACGGCCTGAGTGATGTTTTCGACGAGTTTACCGCCGTAAGTTGACTCTGTTACCCATGCGTTATTGAGCTGCGTCTTGAAGTGTACCGCTTCTTTGTCGAAGTTGTTCAGCTTGATATGCGGATCAGGATAGAAGAGCTTACGCCCCGACGGCAGCTCAATCGTCATATACCGATAGCCGTAGAACGGGTCGACTTCGAGTCGGAACGTAATGCCGTGGTCAATTGTCATCGGATTACCGGTCGTAACCGTGTACACGGCAGCCTTCTCTACGGTGTACCAGAGTTCTTTAATCTTCGGAGACGCCTGTCGCCAAAGCTCTACGATATTCGGCAGCTCTTCTTCGGTGAGCCCCATGTCGAGGGCCCCCATAGCCTTCAAAGCGTTGACTCCGCCTTGATAGCCCAGGGCGAGTTCTGCAACCTTGCCCTTCTGCCGCAGATGACCATTCACGCCGTGCTTCACGACGGGCACGCCGAACATCGATGATGCCGAAGCACAGTAGATATCGCCGCCTTCAGCAAAGACCTTCTGTCTCCACGTCTCGCCCGATAGCCATGCGATAACTCTCGCCTCAATCGCTGAGAAGTCGGCTACACATAACGTATATCCTTCCTTAGCGACGATGGCCGTCCTGATGAGCTGTGAGAGCGTATCGGAGACGTCTCCGAATAAGAGCCCCAGGCCTACTCGGTTAGACGCCTTGACGAGGTCACGAGCGATGTCGAGGTTCGTAATGTAGTTCCTCGGTAGGTTCTGCACTTGTAAGAGACGACCTGCCCATCGTCCCGTTCGATTCGCCCCGTAGAACTGGAGTGTACCTCGCAGACGGCCGTCTTGACCTGTGGCGCTTGCCATCATCTCGTACTTCGATACGGACGACTTGGCAAGCTTCTTACGGATAGTAAGTACCTTCTTCGCCAGGTCGTCGGCGTCTGACATGGCTGCGGCCACGGAGTCCTTCGTAAGCTTCTCAAGCTCCAGATTCGTATTAGAGTTAAGCCAGTCGAGCAGTTGGTTACGGCTGTTCGGATTGCTGAGGCCCGTCAGCTCGTAGGCCTCTTCCAGAAGTGCCTTTTTGTTCTCTTCATCGATAGCCAGGGCTCCGTTTACCAGCTGTCGGTCAATGCCGACGCCCGTAGCGTTCATGCGGATGTCTACTTGCCACTGCTTTTCGACTTCTTCGGGTACGGGAAACGCTGATAATCTCCTGTAGCATTCCATCTCAGTGACGACGTCTTGCATGTTGTACATGCCGTAGGCGAACCACTTATCAGGGTCATGCTTCGGTAGGTTACGAGTGCGGCCGCCGTTCTTCTTCGTCGGTTTACAAGGCACCGAGAAGTACCGTATAAGTGCTGCCCCTGCCTTGTCCTTGAGCTTATCCTGTGGAAGCTCCAGGGCTTTGCCAAGCTTAGCCAATCCCATAGGATAGCCCAGATATGCTCCATGAATCATCGTGCACCGCCACTGTTCGACGAAGGTCTGATACCCGGCACGATTGAGGCACGTAATTTCAAACTGAGCATTATACGCATGCTTTATGACTTCAGGGTTTCGTAAGTCCTCGATGACTTCATCAGGTATTGTCTCGCCTGATACAAGGTCTACGATATGGACTTCGCCGAAGTCGTACGCGTAGGAAAAGAGTAATATCTCGAATTCTTCGGATTCGGAATATTTGTAAACGCCGAACGAGATGTCGTTCGGCGAATACGTTTCAATATCAATGTTGAGATGCCTCATACAGGCCTACATCGGCTGACCGGTGATAGGATTAATCTGAGGAGCGGCGTCCGCACCGCCGTATACATTAGCAGCACTTCCCTGAGGAGCTCCGAATACTGAAGCTGCTGAGATAGGTGCACCGCCAAGCGATTCACCGTCGCGAACCTTCTGCACCGGTCCGAGACTGCAACCGACACCCTGTGACTGGTTGTCGTAGTAGTAGAAGTTCACGAGGACATTAGCGTACATGCCTGAGTAGACTTGTGTGTGGTCCGTAATCGGATTGCCTGACATATCGACGACTTCAACCTTATATTTTGCATCCTGCCAGGCCGTAAAGACCCAGTGCCCCTTTGCTTCAGGGCCGAACTCTTTACCGTTCTGGGTGTAGCCGTCGCCGTCCCACACAGGTTGCTTCGGTTTAGCCGGTACGCTCTTCGCGCCGTACTTCTGGCGGCCTTCTTCGATAGCTGCCGCAATAGCTGCGTCGATAGCTTGCTTCTGGGCTACGTCGCTCTTCAGCAGAAGAATCGTAGTCGAGTACTTCGGCTTAGACTGATTGACTCCTGTATACGGTTCCATGAGATGTACATAAGACAGACGAACATTCTTGAGTAATACTTCTGTAGCTTTCGGTGTAAACATAGGTAATACCTCCATGAATTAAGAATTAAATACGTCAGCCGCTGTCGGCTGATTGGTTATCCGCGGACGCTTGTCCGATTCTTCAACAAGTGTCGGCTTGCCGGGGTTCTTCACGACGAGATTCCCAACAATCTCACCGAAGGCCTTTTTACCGACGGCCTTTTCCATTTGAGCCAGTGTCAGGACTCGACGTTCATACAAGACACTCTCGTCGATGCCGTTCTTGATAAGGGTATCGACCGCTGCGTCTGTATCGGTAAAAGCCCGACTGCCGCGGCCTTCAACCGCTTTCCATCCCGGTACATCTGCCCCGGCCAACGACTCGGACAGGGCGTACTCTTTCATATCTTCGAGCCATGCGGCCATATCACGGCCACGCTTTAGATATTCACCAAGTTCCTCAAGCGTAATGAGCCTCGGGTCGTGCTGTGCTGACAGCTGCGGATACAGCGAGTCGTTCGACTCGTACCGCGTCTTGCACTGCTGCTTTGCTCTACAGAAGCGGCACCAATCACCTGCTTCAAACGTTCCGTTGCCCGATATGGCCGCTTCGGCCTTCGGCTTAACGACCGTCTCGCCCCACTCGATGAGCTCATCAGCCGTCATCGTGAACTCTGATATGTTATTGACCCTCGGCTGTACGATAGTCATATGAACGAATTTGAAGCGGTATAAGAGCGATAACTCACTCATCGCCCCCAAGGCGTAGAGCATCATCTGCGGATTATGGTCCGCATCAACGACGACTCCTTTGCCGTGCTTATAATCGACGACGTGTAAGGTATCCCCCGCCAGTATTAAGCAGTCGGCTGTACCGAATCCCTCAGGCACGTATTGGCTGAAGTCGACCCTTTTCTCGGTGAGTATGACGGGCTTTACGGTGTAGCTCATCGTGATGTCCTTGACGTAATCGAGATAGGCTTCTGATGTGCCTTCCATCTCAGGCTGCCAGAGCTCCGACTTCATGAGCTTATTCTTCATGCTCGTGAGCTTGCGTTTCGTTATCTCACCCGTGTAAGCCATGAGCTTTAACTCGCAGAGCTCATGCGCAAGCGTACCTTCTTGTGCATAGACCGACGTGCTGTCGGGGAAGTCCTTCTCAAGAAGGGGGCTACCTGTACAATGCAGCCACCGGTGAGCCCCTGACGCCGATAATAGAGCATGTTGAGCCGGCATTATATCGTCGCCCCCAGTGATCTGAGTTCTTCGGCAAAGGCCGGGTACTGTTCCTTCGGAAGGTCGACCAGGCTCACCACTTGGAACTTCGCCAGGAGCTCTTGAAGCTCTTTGAGCTTCGTGTTGATGAACGGCTGCATAGCCGCTTGGAGCTCTTCTAATTTGTATTCTCTTTTTGTCGGCTCAGGTGCGGTAGCCGCTTCCGCTTTCGGCGCTTGAGTAATATTCATAAGGCTTTGCGCTGACTCAGCAATCATCGCAAGCCGCGGCGGCTTCTTAGCTTCATTTACTGCCCCCACTTCCCCCGCGCCATCTTGAGTCGTCCAGTTCTTCGGTACTTCTACCACGACTCCGTCAGCCCTGCTGTCTACGAAGTCCTTCATCTCCTTCATAACGTCTTGAATCGTTCCTTCGAATGTAATTCTAATCATCGTCATATCCTCCTTATTGTTCGTCTTGTTCGATTTCCTGTTTTAAAGTATTTCTCTGATACAGTCGTTCCTTGAACTCGATCGACATATCCGCCAGTATCGAATACACGTCATCGAGCCCGTTCTTCTGTATCCAATGCCGCAGTTCAAGGTCGGCCTTCTCGTAGTCCAGTTGCAGACGTCGTCTTGCCGAATACGCTGACGTGTTGACTACTCCGACGACCTGCTTTAGCACCTTTCTGTCGCAGCCTTTTTCCTTCAATTCGGCTTCGTTATTCGCGTACCCGATAACGCGCCCGAGCTGAAAGCCGTAGGCCGTGTCAACAACGACTAAGGCACTGACGGGCACCCTACCGATAGGACCGAGGTCCTTCTCGTAGAACTTAAACCAGTAGCCTTGCCCGCACATCGGAAAGGTCTTTCGGTCAAGCGAGGGTCCGTTACAATACTCATGAGTAACCTGTAGATACTTCATCATGTGTCTCCTTTGTGGTATAATACCGTTGAAATGTTTTTACATTTGGGCCGTTCTCAGTTGCCGCTGAGAGCGGTCTTTTTCTGTTCCAGGCATTCGTCAGGAATGCAGTAGTCCCTGTTCGGGCAGTCCTCGCAGCTCATCTCATCGCCCCCTTCATATGAGCGCCACCAGGGCAACGATAAGGTATATAACCACTACCCCAAGGCCTACTTCAGCCCCCCCTTTAAGGTAGTAGAGCGGTCCGTGAGACTCGCACCGAATTGTTCTTGACTTACAAGTCGATTGAAGTTCATAATACTTATGATTCACCCAGTCAGGCGGTGATTGTAATGCAGTCGTTTTCATTCTGCTTTCTCCTTCCTGAGCTCTTCGTCCCACAGGACAGACTCGAGCGACATGTGATTACGGATGAATATCGGTCCCCAGGTGCGAATGAACCACTTCCACCGATCGCCGAACGTAACGGCGAGGATCCCCTGATATTGCCTGGATAACGGTGAACGATTGAGATTATTGAAGGCGGCTACGATAACCGCATCAACGATGACTCGGTCCGCGTAGTATCGGTATATCTCGATACCGCTTCCTTTCGCTGTCTCAGTAATGCAAGTGTTCATGATACGGACGGCGGTCTTACTGAGGTCATAAATAGATTCGTCTTTCATGGCTATCTCCTTTTGATTTCATTAATGATTAAGAGAATCATCGTGGCGATGACAATCGCACACGTCAGATTCACAAGAATGGTCACTGACGTCACTCCTTTCTACTATGAATTCGCTGTCATCCGTTCCGTACAGAATGTTGAGAGCGACCTCTATAGGACGTTCAGGACGGAAGTTGATGAACTGCCCCTCGGCCGGGCTCATAGTTAATTCAGCTCCTTTCCTAAAAGTTTCGAATTTGCAACTTTTAAATTAAAAAAAATATGTTCGCATCTAGATTATACTTGCTGCAGATAGTTCGAACTTCGGATATCGTGAAGTCTGCTTTGTTACAATTTAGTTTCGAGTTAAATGTCGAGCGGCTTATTTGTAACAATTTTGCCACATCATCCTGTTTAATTCCGTGTTCGACAAAGTACCCTTTTAGCTTAGAGTATCCGTTCATTACCGCGCTCCTCCTTTCTGTTTCATTGTTGGAACATCTTTATAGTACCTGTTTTTTGTTTTGTTGTCAATGACATTTTTAACATTTTCGTAAATATGGTTGTATTTATGGAATATTAAGTACTATAATATAGCTATAAATTGGAGGTGTATCGTGGCTAAAAAAAGAGATATTAGTAATTTGGCAGATCTCGCGGCGGCGGCGCGATTGAAAGAACTGCGCGTTAGACATGGGATGACCCTCGAGGAGCTGGCCAACGAACTCAGCCTATATGTCCCCGAGTCCAAAAAAGATGGGCAGGTGTCTAAGGGAAAGGTGTCTAAAGGCATGATTTCTCGATGGGAAAATGGTGGCGCCGCACCGGTGAATAAGTACCTATCTGCATACGCCCGATGCTTCAACATTGACATGAATGAACTCTTAGGTTTAGCGATTCCGTATGATAAAGTTATTCTCGCCGCGAACATACAGCGCTATGCGGACGAGATCGGCCTCTGGAAATTAGGTGATGTCGCGGGGGTTGCGACCCCAACGGTGTCCGCATGGGCGCAGGGGCTGGACTCGCCTAGTGACGAGAACATCAGACGTATGGCGCACTATCTGGGGATTAGTATTCCGGAGTTAACTGGGATACCTACTATCTACGACTACTCTGTGCTCGCACAATTATCGCGTGCTCTCGAGTCGAGTCCGAAGCGTAAAGAGCTGTTTGAACTAACCGAAGGCCTTTCGGACGAAAATATTGATGCACTAATAACGATTATAAAAGGCATGAAAGGAACGTGATTAGATGAAGAAGTCAATATTAGCGGTGCTTACCTTAATACTGGCGTTGCCGCTGAACTCTATGGCGTACTATACCGTTATTAAGAACGCCACGACTCAAGAGATTCGCGATGCGATCGTTCAGATGGCAGCCCAGAGCGGGCAGCCTTTTACTATCGATACCTCAAACGACTATGGCATCACGATTATAACAAATGGGACCATCGCGGGCGGGCTCTTCGGGGAAATACCTATAGCAGTTGAAGACAAGCATGCCTTCACATTCACAGAAGCCCCGAACGGCGTAGGCGTAAATTGCAGTATTATAGAAACTCGCTCAGCGGCAACCGGGGCGAATTTTACGCAACCATTGCCCCCGATAGTCGAGGTTCACGACCTAGCACCGATAAAGGCGAAATTTGACGGCGCGTATTCGTTCGGCTTTGATTTAGCTACCCAAAAAGAAAAAGGCGGTTATGAATTTACCGACGTAACACCGGGGATGCCGATGGCGAATGCAGGTATCGAGGTCGGCGATATTCTCCTTAAGGTCAATGGTAAGAAGGTGCCGAAGGATAAAGCTACTGGACAGATTGATACTCTTGCTTTAGGTCAGAATCGCTTGGCTCAACAGGTCTGGAATTTCGAAGTGTTAAAGAAAAATGGACAGAAACAGACCTATACCATATCGTCACAGTTCTTCACCCCCGAAGAGATGAAGAAGCTGTTCGACGCTAAATACCAATAAAAAAAGACCCCGCCTGTGCGGGGTTTACTTATACACGGAGACCAATATGAAGAATAAACGAGTGGCCCTATACATTCGCGTAAGCACTGAGGAACAGGCTCGTCAGGGCCTATCCCTAGACGCACAACTTGCCGACCTCAGAAGCTATGCAGACAAGCACAAATACAATATCGTCGGAGTATATACTGACGACGGAGCGTCGGCACGGAAGAAGCCGTTTTCCCGTCGTGCGTTTAAAGCCTTAATAGAAGATATTAAACAGAATAAAATCGACCGTGTTCTCTTCATTAAGCTTGACCGTTGGTTCAGGTCCGTCAAGGATTATTACAAGGCTCAAGAGATTTTGGATACACATAAAGTCGATTGGGAGACCACCCAAGAAGACTACAACACAACAACGACAAACGGGCGGCTCATGCTGAATATCAAGCTCTCAATCGCACAGAATGAGTCCGATATGACAAGCGACCGTATTCACTTCGTCTTCGCTCAGAAACGGGCACGACATGAGATATGCAGTGGAAAGATACCGTTTGGCTACAGTGTGCAAGACAAGAAGCTCGTGCCGAATGAGAATGCCAAGTATGTACAGCCGCTTTTTGAACACTTTGTTAAAACGCAGAATCTCACCGAGGCGGCACGTTGGATGTGTGGCCGCGGCTTCTATTATACGTATGCGAGTATCAGTCATGTGCTGAAGAATGAACGGTACATAGGGCGATCGCACGGCGACGATAACTTCTGTCAGCCGCTTGTTACGGAAGAACTATTCTACAGGGCACAAAAAATAATAAAATCCAAGAAACTGATAAAGCGAACGCCGACCGGGCGAATATTCCTGTTCACGGGTCTCATACGCTGTCCGATGTGCGGTCATCCGTATACCGGTATCGGTTGCGTCGGGAAAAACAACGGCAAGACGTACTACTATTATCAGTGCCCGCAAAGCGTCTCACCCTTCAAGGCGTGTACTCATCGCGGACGAGTCGCAGAAAAGAAGATAGAAGAATCGCTTCTTGACTCGTTCGATGAAGCGTATAAAGACTTCCAGTATTCAGTTAAGAAGAAGCAAAAACAGCAGCCAGTTACAACCGACGTTGAGAAGTTGAAACATAAGCTAGAGCGACTGAAAGAGCTGTTTCTGAACGAACTCATCGACCTTGACGAGTATAAAAAGACACACGCCGAATTATCGGCTGCCATTGCCGAAGTAGAAACGCCGAAGATACCTACCTCTACCCCGCTTAATTATTATCTGCCCGGCGGTATCCGTCCGTACTACGAGAAGATGACAAGAGAACAAAGGCGACAGTTTTGGCAGCAGACTGTAGATAGAATAGACATTGATGAAGACGATATGCCGAGAATCACCTTCCTTTCATAATTCGCAGTAATAGAATTATCCGTCAGGCTAGTTAATCTACTACAAATAAAATAAGGCCTCCCAGAATATACTGGAAGGCCTTTTTCGTTACCATTCTTTTATTGTATATAACAGGGTACTGCCACAAACGCCCGTGCCGTCAGTGTGTATAATTCCTTCTACTCGCCCGGCTTGATAGCCGATTGACAAATAAGGCTTGCCGTCAACGTACGTTCCCCCAGCTTTGATTTTGTGGTTGTTACGAAGGTTGATTTTATAAACGTCCACTTTTTGTTTTTCGTCGTCTACTGTGACGATTGTTCTATCCGATTTCGCTCGTGCCGCTAACGGGATCTGACTATCGTTCTTTCGGATAGCTTGCTCCGTCTTATCGGCGGCTGCGTTCAAATTCGGAGCAGTCACATAATATGACACGTTCGGTTTCGTCGTTCCGTCGTGAATGCGTTCGATTTTCGTTACAATCTGTGCCGCTTCCTTGTCGGAAACGTGCAAATCCTTCTTTACCGAATTTTTATCTTCTGTGTCTGAAAATCGCATTCGTACAGGCTCGTTTGACGGCTGTTTTACGTGATGTACAGCAAAGTATATGCCGAGTAAACAAAAAGCCGTCAGAACGCAAAATAAGGCAAGTTTCAGCCACTTTCCCGTTTTTTCGTCGTTAAGTGTCGGAAAATTCATCAATTCACCGCCTTTGCCTACTTGTACATGACGTTTTCGTCTACATTTACGCCGTCGACGTTCCCGGATTCCGAATATTGCCATATTTTTACATTCGCATTCGGCTTATCGAGTTGCAAGTCATTTCGGCTCGAATATTGAGCGACCCAAAGCGGCACGTAATTCGGCAAGCTGTCGATATTCATTCCATTCATGAACATGTCATAACTGCCGTACAGTCCTACATACTTGCCCGCCGAGTTCATTCTGTTCACCCAAGCCATGACGACGGTTGTCAATTCGTCCGCCCCAAGGCTCCTTTGGGTTTCGGTTTCAACGTCTAACCATATCCCGGCTGACAAGTCCACTCCGTCGAGATACGTGTTCAACTGTTCGAGTAGCCAATCCGCTTCCGCTTCGGCTTCTTCTGTAGTCGTTGCCGTGGAATAATAATATACTCCTAGCTCCATTCCGTTCGCCTTAGCTTCATTGATGTTATGCACAAACAGGTCATCGAGATTGTGACCGCTTCCTGTGTATCCGATTCGGCAAATACAGAAGTCATAACCAAGTATCCTCGCCCGTTCGAAGTCCAAGCCTTCTTGCCACGTGGATACGTCTATACCGTATTTCATTTTCTTCCTTCACCTCTTTCGTTATTCGTCGGCACTTGTGGCCGCTGTGGTTCTTCCAGTCGGTCGGGTATGCCGTTGCCGTCCTTGTCAACCCAAAGGGCAAGGAATCCGACGAGGGCAGTCAGTACAGACGGTATGAAGATATGGTCGATAATATTAATACCGACGCTAATTATCTTTCCTCTGTCATCGTCGACGTAGCCGCTGACGAAGGTCAGAACATACGTAATGACGACAAGAAGAATGGGGACTAACATTACAAATATTAGCCCCCGTGTTGCGATGACCCCCGTCGGGTGAATCCCGGCTACTCTTGCTGACCGGAACGCCTTCTTGAGTGAGTTGATAACTTGTTCCCTCATCGCTTTTCTCCGTGCAATTCGTTCCGCAAGTCGTTGATTCTGGACTCCAACATGTCAACACGCCCGACAAGTTGTAAATGCCGCTGTGCTTGCTGTATGCGGTCTTGCCGAGATAATCGAATTTCCTCTTTTAATTCTTTCAGCGTCTCAATTAGAGTGTCGTATTTAGTCGTGATGAATTTTATGTCGTTCTCGCGGTCTTTTTTGATATTCTCCAACATCGGCGATATACCGAAATAATATATTGCTCCGCATATGCTACTGACAATTCCGACAACAGTGCCGACGCTCTCAAGCGTAAAACTCCATGTCCACATAGGCCGCCCCCTTACAGTATGTCTCGCTTAACATAGCTGACCCCTACGCCGTTATCCCACGTCGAGCCGTCGCAGTCAATGTTCGCCCAACTGAACACGACATCGGCGTATCCTTCTGCTCTGCCTTTTCGTCTGAACTCAAGGTTAAGCCGCTCGGATTGACTAGGTAATTGAATATGTCTAGGCATTTCTTTATCTCTCGGGAAATACGCTTTGCTTGTCAGTTTCGCAAGTAGCATCATGCCCGTAATCGTAATGTCGTCGCCGCCGCCCGAAAGTTCGTTAAGCTCAAGGCTATCAAAGTGAAGTGAGTCAAGATTCGGATTATTATATATCGTGTCGAACATGGCGTATGCAGGGAAATCAATAACCGTTTGGCCGTCTGCACGACGATAAATCTTCACGCCGTTCTCATTGAACAACTCTTCCTCGCTTCCCCCTGTCTGCACTGCCGGGATTGTGAGCGAAGCGGCTGTGCCTTCGTTACTGTTCGGATACTCCATTGTGAGAATCTTTTCGTTACCGTCGAACGGCTGCATGAGGGCAAAGTCGAGCCGTCCGCTGTCGGGTATCATCTGACGATTGCCGTTCGTGTCGACCACGAAAAACCCAGGCTGACCTTCCACATGCACGACCGTATCGCCGACTGCAACCGACGTACCGTCAACGAGTTTAAATTCGGCAAGATACGACGTATAGCGACCGTCGGGAATAACTTCACGGAGTAACGCCTTGAGAAGGTCCTCGATGCCGTCGCTGTCGACCTTCATCGCTCTAGCCTTCATCATTTGATATACAGTCGGGAAGTTCAAGCTAACCGGCTCGGAGCTGCTGCCGTTCTGTCCGTGAAGGCTTTCGAGCCACTCGTCAACCGTGCCGACAAAGCCCTGTTCGACGGCCACTTCATACGCACTTTTGCCGTCCTTTCCAGGTAAGCCCGGCACCTGAACGGCAATATTAAGCGGATTCGGTAATGTGAGTTCTACTTTTTGTTTTTCTTCCATTTTTGTTTCCCCCTCTTAATGCATTGATTCATCTTGGATAATTCTCATATCGCCCATAACGAGCTTGTGGCTGTATTCGCCTTCCTTCGTTACGAATACGTCGTACTTGGCCATGCGGTATCGTCTCGGTATCTCTCGACTACGCTCGCCCGGTATCTTCACCGTGACGGAGTCCCCGTTGATGACACAATCAGCGGCTACAAGCTCGATGTCATTTTCTGCGCGGACCTTCATTACGGCCGCCGCTCCCGTGAAGTCATGGCCATCGGCAACGTACCGCCGAATGAAATCGGATCCGCAGTGCAGTTCATCGTTAAATACTTTCAATCTTATCGCCCCTCTCTACGCAAATTCATCAACGGTATTCGGCTGTACTCCGTCAATATTCGCGACAAGATAGTCGAGAGACGGAGAGCCGTTGAACACAATCGGGTAATTAGCTACTGTCGGCAATCGCTCATCTGCTTCGACCGTACCGACGGCGTTCTCAGACGTGAACGTGAGGCCTTGTCGAACGGAGTATTGTATAAGCCCCGTATGAGCGACTTCCTTCGACATGGCAGTCCCTTCTATTACAGAGCTTACGACGACCCCAATCTTCGAGTGGTACGACACTGAGTCGACGTGTGAGCGGCGTATATCTCCTTCGAGGTAGCCACCGTCCGTTGAGTATTTTAAGTGCTCCTGCACTTGGTCGAGGACCACGAGCCACGGTAGCCGAGAGTCATAGAGAAGGTCCGCGGAGTATCGCTCGAGCTTTCCTTTCTTCTTTTTAATCTCCGCACTTCTCTTATCGGCCTTCGGTGAGTGGAATCGCTCGTTCCAGAAGCGGTGATAGCCGTAGACCTGTACGCCACACTTGTATTTATCAATATCAGGGTAATCCTTCAGCGCAGTCAGATTCGGCCGGGGCTTACGGAGTGCTTGCCAGTCAAGCTCTACATGATTATTCAGGTCTCCTCGGTACATCCCTTCGTTCACGAACACCTTATACCAGAGCTTCCAGGCTCCGCCATGAACGCCCATGACCCCTTCCTGTGTTCTTCCGTATCCGTTCTTCTGACCCTGAGGAGCTAGAAAGTCATAAACATATAAATCAACTTTATTCCATATCTCGTCGACGGTGATATTCTTGTCGTCGTTCCGACGGACCTGAACATAATGAACGAATCTTATGATCCCATTATCATTCTGCGTTCGCCAATAAGCCGTGAAGTTATAGTCTTTCGGGGCGGTCACGGCTATAAGCGGCGGCGTCGGAAAGACATCAGGGCTAAGCACCGTCGTCATGAGTGCGACTTTCTTGTCGTCAGGCCACAGGGTCGTACTCATATAGCCGACCTGACCCGATCCGTCAGGACCGAAGGCAGGCGTCGACTCAATCGATACATTCTTTAGCCGCTTAATCTGAACGGCCTTTCTTGACTTACACACGAAATTCTCATAAGTGCTGTTAATGACCGTTTTCTTCTTCTTGTTCTGTACTCGTATAAGCTCCATCACATCGCTCCTATAATAAGATATCCCCAATACGGATTCTTGATATACTGCTTTAGCCGCTCGGGCGTATCTCCTTCGTATGCAGTGTCGTACCGCTTCCCCGTTGCCCCCGGCACTTCGAACCAGATGTTTATAACCGAGTTATCCTTATACTGCTTGAAGCTGCCCTCGGGCAGTTGCAGTGTATCGATAACGGCGGCCCTCAGGCCGTGCCCGACCGTTGCCACATACAATCTCTCATCATCATCGATATGATTATGAAGTACGAGCTGGCCTCGACGGTTCTGGTTCCACGCGACAGTACGCATCGAGAACGACTCCTTCATCAGTTCTCGCACCTGCCACCGCTCCGAAGCGGACAGCTTATCGTAGTCAGCGTCTGTATATCCTGTCTTATGATACTTAGCGATATACTCCTTCATCGCCGTTCGCTTCGCCGTATTAAGAGCCGCATCATCATCCAGATAGTTCTCGAACGCATAATTGTTATTTAGACATATCGGCTGCTGACCGAATACGACGAACACCTTGTCGATGATGCGGCATATCGTGCTGTCAGGTGACAGGAATGTCGTACCCGACGGATTAATAACTTCTATTCCCGTATTTAGCTCCATATACCAATCCTCACTCTCAGCTCATTATCGTCGTCGTACACTTCAATAAGATTGTCTTTAATCTCCGTCCGAGCCCCCGACGTTGACGTGCGGAGCGTCCCGATTCGAGCACTCACCGTGTCGAGTGACTCTACCTGCATCTTATCAGCTGATACCGAGCCCGCTCTAAGCATCTTATTCGTAATGATGTCGTTGTCGAACAGGGCCTGACCCGTTACATGTAAGAGCTTACCGTCGATGCGGACCCCTGAGGTCGATAAGTTGATGCGGGATATGAGCCCGTCTCCGTCGAGCCCCTGGATAGCACTGTTGACACGAAGGTCAATACTGTTACTGAACTGCGACAGCTGTGTCTGAATATTCGAGTTCAGGTCGGTCACGGACTGCTGTAGGCCTGCCGCCGTCTGCGTCAGCTTTGACTGTAGGCCGCTTACGTCGGACTTCACCGTTCCGACCTCGGCTTCAATCTTGGCGATGTTCTTATCAATCTCATCAAGGCCTAAGGCTTCACGATTAAGTGTCGAAAGGTCAACAGTCGCCGTTACCGTAACGGTCGTAATCCCTGACTCAGCACCCGGACCGAATACGTCGATGAAGCTGATACTGACGTCGTATATATCGCTTTCGCATGCATACGAGACTACGCTCGACGTTGTGTCGAAGGCCGTCGAGTGCTGTTGTCCGACGATCCGTACGTGCATCTTCGATACCCCGACAGGAAACGACTGAGCTGTAACGGTAAGTGTTCCGATACCCGTCTTCACGTTCGGTGCCTTGGGTGCTTTCGGCGCGTCTTTTTTATACGCTAACTGAGCCGCCGCACTGTACGCCCCTTGTGTATTACGCGCGAACACGAATACCGTTCCCTGTCGTTCTGTAAGCGGCAGTACCGCTTGAAGGTCCGTCGTCTGGACGAGTAGCCCTGCGGCTTCTCCCGGTGCGTTATTCGTTCTGACCTCATAGTAGGCTATCGAGGTGTTCGTGACAGCGTTCCACCGCGCCGTCGCTCTGTCGGTGAACTCTATGGTGAGGTTCTCAGGAGCCAGCGGCTTGGTAGTTTGCTCGGCGACGATGACGTCAAGATACTCTACCGCATCGGGTACGGTATACTCTCCAAGCTCATTCGCTGTTGTGACAGCGACTCGGATCGTCTCCCCCGGCAGTAACTGCGGAATGACTATCTGCCCCGCTCCTTCTCCGGCAAAGACCCAGGCACCCCACGGCGTCTGCGTCGTACCAATGACGTTCTCTGCTGAAGCGTACGAGGTCTTATAGTACACACGGCCCGTAAGCGAAGGCGGCAGCCAGTTCACTATGACGTCATAAATGGCCTGACCGCCTAGCTGACGATATCTTGTATAAGCCGTCACGCCTGTTGCCGGTGTAGCGGGCAGAATGTTACCTGACACGCCGATATGAGCCGAGGCGTACGCCGATTCGAACCCGTCCAGTATCGCACGAACCCTCACATAATAAGTATGGTCGGGCTCCATGTTCTCGAGGTCCAGTGATAAGGCCCTCGTCGTCGGAGCGTCCGTCCAGTTATAGTTATCAGTAGAATACGATACTCGGAACGTATCGAACCGAGCGTTTTCGGGCATCTGCCATGAGCAGTGAATGATACTGTTACGGCCACTCCCCTGGACTCTCAGATTCTCCTCGGACAGTTTGAGGTTAATCGGTGCCTTAAGAAGGGCTGACTTCTGCTTACTATAGTCAATAATCGGATACCTGGTATAGTCAGGCTCGTATATCTTCACGTCGTACTCTGTAGCCGTAATAGTCATCTTGAGGTCTTTGTCCTGTTCGAGCTTTACAACTCGAAACGGCTTTACGACTTTATCTCTAACGCCGACGGCATAGCAGTCATACTGACTGACCTCGTCGCCCGTACCGAATGACTGAGATACGGTAATTGTATCCGTCGTTGTATCCGTCGATACAGGCAGTACGTCTCTTGTGACCAGTGCGTCATCGGCGGAACGCTGAACGATAATACTGTAGACGTCCGAAGCGGTCAGCACTACTTCCTTATCGAGTTTGACCTTGTTTCCGTCAACCGACACGATACGGCCGCTCTCAAGTCCGAGTCTCGGCACGGTATGAGCCACGCCGATGATATCACCGTACTCACACACCAAGGCGTTCACGTCTGCCGACAGCTGTATCGTCTGTAGCTGTCGCTCATTCGTAGCTAAGTAGTATAAGGCTTCACGATGAGCCTGAGACCTTCTCGACACACCGAAGAGTGTCACGTTCGCCGTATTGTCCTGAAGGTTCTTGTTCTCGGCGTACCTAGCGGATCGGACGAAGAACTCCGTATTCTTGAAGTCTCGCTGTTCGTCGTTATACGTAATCTGTACGCTACGAGCTCTCTCATCACGAGACGAGAAGCTACCGCTTACAGATGATGCCGTCGTACGACCCTCGCCGAATATCTGCTTCATCGTGCCGGGCATATCGACGACGATACCAAGGTTCACGCCGTGGCGTACGATAGTTGCATGTCCGACCTGAGCGGCCTTGTTCGCCGCTTCGTACCGTTTTTGCTTCGTGTCGAAGAAGGCATCGAGTTGGAATCGCCGTTCTGTGCTGCCGTTGCCGTCGTCGACCATTTCGTCGGCGTAATCGGCCGCCTTCTGCCATTCGTCGAAGTATTTACCGAACCGGTCAGCGGGGCACCCGTCAACTACATACTCGAATTGACCTGTCGTAATGTTCTTGAGCTTGCGACAGTGGTGAAGGATATCGTAAGCCGCCCATATCGGATTCTGTGCAGACTTTTCTTCGTACTGTCGTGTACGAGGATTAAAGACCAGAACGTGCATACGCTTCTGCCGCCAATTTAGGTTCGGAATGCCGCCGTTCAACTGGTTCGTAGCTTTAATCCGAAGTCCGATGAGGACCTTGTTCGGCCGTACGAATTGGCCTGAGTTGATATAGGTCGATAAAGTCGACCACCGCATCATCGCATTCTGACGACTGGTCATCGGCATGGTAGTCGGCAGCACTCGTACGTCGTACCGCGACGCTTCAAGGCCTTCGAATTTAAAACTCCGACGGACGGTCTGGTTCGTTCCTGCCGTGACGGCGCATACTTGCTCAAGCCAGGCATCACGACTGCCTGTCTTACGAATGCCGATAGTAAAGCGGGCTGTGAGGTTCGTGAAGTTCCCCTTATCGTTCGTCGAGTATATCCCGCCAGGCCACGTGAACGTGAGCTCGATAGCGTTGCACTGGTCAGAGTCGGTACTTCTAATGACCGACGCCCCTTCTTTACAATCGAGGTCGATCGACTGGTCAGCGACCGTGTTCGGGAAGAACGATATCGGCTCTTGGTCATTCGTACCGAGTCGCTTTTCTATCTGTACAGATTCAAAGTTCTCTATCGGCGTATAGCCGATACGGATGTCATCAATAGAGTCGACAGGGCCGTAACCGCCACTGAACAGTACGTTGAGGTACTGCACGTCTTTCTCGCCGCTGTACTTATGTGTATTCGTAAGAGCTCCGTCAGTGAGCTTGTAGGTCTCTGACTCGGTCTCAACATGGTATATGAGTAGCTGACCCGCGGGCATCGTAACGCCGAACGTCTCGCCAATAAGACCACCCTCATGCGTCTGTATCTGAGGAAGGTCCCACCCGTACGTCGGAGACGACGACTGTTCTTGAGCGTGTGCCTGATTGACATGACACAAGCTGTTGATAATCTTCCCGCCAAGTATCATGAATGCGCCTGCGGCTAGGGCCTGACCGAACTTTGCCGTGATGCCGAGCCAACCGCCTACGTACGGGGCGGCAACCATAAGGCCTATTTGTAAAATCCACCCCAGGGCTCCTTTCATGCCGCCTTCAAGCTCGGCGGTCAGGACGACCTGGTCGCCGTCTTGAGGGATGTAACCATAAGGAATCTCGACAAGCGACCCATTAACGAATACGAGTAGACCTTTAATCTCAACGATATCGATAAGCCGCCTGCCTTCGTACTCATACCGCCGTCGCTCTTGCTCTCCTGTTAATATATTTTTTACTGTTATAATCTCAAACATTCGGATATGCTCCTTCTCTGGGCTTATAAAATCCGACAACACGAGGTCCCCACCGTGACAGCCTGTCGACCTGTACGGCGGGTGCGATGGCGTGAACGAACTCGCCGTAACCGAGGTACACGCCGCAGTGACTCGGAAGCGGATTACCAATGAGCCGCATCAATATGACGCAGCCTATCTTAGGTCCGCTTAGCTCCTGCCACCGAGCCTTCGTATCGTCGACAGTACGCATGACGGTATCCGTGTTCTCGGCATCGATGAGAATCTCAGGGAGGACCGTTCCTTCTCTTCTGTAATACTCACGAACGAGCCCCCAACAATCGAGCCCTTCGTCTACGCTTCGTCCGCCGTTTACATACGGAACGCCAATGAGGTCGCTAATATTAGCCATAGTTACCCGTCATCCCTTGCTCACCCCCGAAGCGTTCCTTAATGCGGCATTCTTTAATTGTGTTATTGCAAGGCTTATCCGTGCCGGCGTAACCACACCGAATGGACTTGAATACGAACGGGCAGAAGTCGAGCATGTATGTATCGAGAGGGAATTTGTTATACAGCTCAGGGCTACTGCCGAGGGTAAACGTGACCCAGGCCTCATCATAAGACGTTGACAGACACGTGAAATCTAGTTGGTCAAGCGGCTCGTCGCTACTCAAGAGATTCGTAT